GCGTAGTCCACGGCCATCAGGCCGAACGCATCAGCACCGTGGCTCGCCCAATCGTGGTTAGGCCCGAGGCCAATGCCCCGCGCCTCGTCTCGTTTCTCGTGATACCAGCCCAGCGCATCGCGCCCCGGCTCGGTCGTGTCCGCGTTGAACCACACAGACGGGAACACGCGACGCACCGCCTCGATGCGGGCATTCGCAGCGCCCGTGCCCATATTCGGGATCACGCGCACATCGAAGCCCGCCGACCGCAGCGCGCTCTCGTAGCTGACACTGAACACCTTGTCATTCGTCGCGCCGTCATGCGGCAGGACGCATTGCGCCTTCTCGTATCCCTTGGACCGCAGCCACTCCACGTGAGCCGCCAGGGGTTGCCCGACCGCCTCGTAGTAGTTCAGCACCCGAATCTGCGTGCCCACGAACTGGACAATCCAGATGGCGCAGGCGTCAGCCTTGGCCCCCGTGCCGCCAATGTCCCAATAGGCCCGCGTCGTCATCAGCGGATCGCCCGCTACTGAGCTAATGCGGTTGTCCTGCTTGGCCTTCATCAGCGCAGGGGCGAAGTACGCACCCTGAATCGCCGAGACGAACTCACCTTCCCAAATGTGCCCATAGCTCTCGGGCCGGTTGCGCAGGTCGTTCAACCGCTCCTGCTCCAGCACATCCGGGAACCACGGGTTGTCCCGATAGTTCAACTCCACGATCTTCGCCCCATCGGGCGGGTTCTCGCGGAATCGCATGTGGGTGGCGCTGGTCTTGCGTTCCGGGTTCCACGTCAGCCAAATCTCGGACCCATGCTCGCGCACGGTCGGGATGAGCTTCGTCCAGGCCGTATCAGACACCGGCTCGGCCTCGTCCACCCATGCCAGCTTGATGCGGGCCTTGGACTTGATGCTGTCCAAGTTGTGCCTCAAGCCTGCGAACGTGTACGCAATCCGCCGATCCTTCGTGCGGACGAACTTCTCGCCAATCTCGTAATGCTCGGCCAGCCACGGCTCAGACCGGATGGCCGCCTTGACCTCCTCAAGCGAGGAGTCCTCTAGCGAGTTCATGAACTCACGGCCGCAGAGGATGATTCCCTCCTCGCCTGCCATGCTCCACATGTAGCCACGGACAGCCGTCATCAGCGCAAAGCTGCGAGTTTTCGCTGAGCCGCGGCCACCCCACGCGCCACGATACCTAGCCTCACCCTCAAACACGGGCACCAGCGCGGGCGGCAGTTCAATCCTGGCGACTGTCACCGGCCACCAATTCGATGCGGGTAATGGTCTGCAACGGGTTGGCGGGATCGCCTGCAACCGTCATCGGCAGCACCTTGCCCACCAGCGTTAGGAACGCATTGGGATTGCTCTGCGCTTGGGTCAGCAGGTAGCCAACGCCACCGGCCTGGTCCAACGCATCCAGCACCATCGCCTTTACGTCAGCCGTGACCTTGTTGGTCGTCCCCTTGCTGCGTCCGCCCGTCTTGGGCTGTCCTTTGCCCGCCATCTCTATCTGCCTCTACTTTAGAGCTGGCTTCCGCCTTGGCTCCGCAGTTCTTGCACTGCCCATCACCCCTTGGCCGGTGGCCGAAGGTCGCGCAGTAGTTTTCGCTGAAAACGTCCGCCTTCACGCTGTAAGGCCGTGGCGCGTGTCCCTTGCCCGACATTCACTAATCCCTAGAGGGTGGGCGTCCCTGCCCGTGGTGCTTCCTTACTCAAGCGACGGGGCGAGGGGTCGAACCTCCACATTCCCCTGGGAATCGAACCCATTCCAGCCGTTAGGCCAGAGCCGCAACCAGCGGTCCCCGCCAAATCAATTCGTTACTTGCCGCCCCGCGTAGCCAGCCCCTCAAGCGCGCCCTGATAGGCGGCGCCGATGTTGGCGAAGGGGGCAAAGAAACCCGACCGCCCCACCTCGCGCCCCATCAGGTGGTTAACGCCCTTGTATGCCTGCTCGGCCGGAGCCAGCATCATCATCGCCAGCGTCCCCCGCACAGGGTCACGTTCGACCACCTCACGCGCATATGCCCGGCGCTCATCCAGCGCCAGCAACCGTTGCTGCTCTAGCGTGTGCGCCCGATCCCGTGCAGCCCTGACCTCATCAAATCCCGGCGCCTGTGCAGCCGAGGCAAGCAGGCTGGCCCGGTACTCATCGAGTAGGCCCATCTCATCGCCTCAGCGCGCAGCGCCCGTAGGCTTCAACCACTAGGGACTCCCAGATGATCCAGGCGTCCTCGTCGTTACTCTCAGGTGGCGCGGGTAACTCAGCGCACGGCGTCCTTTCGGATGGCTTCGTTAACGGCATTGACCTGCACGCGGGAAGCGTCAGCAACAGGCTCAGGCCGAACACACCGGCTAGGATTCGTCCGTACACGCTCAATCACCTTTGGCGGCAGGGTTGCCAGCCGGTCCACTTCCTTCTGTGCCGCCCGGCGCTCGTCGTTCGCCTTGGCGTTGTCCGCGATGGCCTGCGTTAGCGCGGCGTTCTCTTTGGTCAGCCACTTGGCGCGCTCGTCACGGGCGCCTCGGTCGTAGACGGCCGCATCGTGACGCCACACCAGCAGGCCCACGATTGCCACCACGGCCATGTGCAGCCAGTAGCGGCGCAGTAGGGCCAGGAGGATGGTCATTCGGGACTCGTGGCGTCCTTGAGGTTCTGAATCAGGTCACTCAGGGCTTCCGCCGTATAGGGGCGGTCCTGATCGGTCATCGCGCCGCCCATCGTCACAACATCCGCAGCGAGCGACACCGGAACCGTGATGACGGCAGCAGCCGCCTTAAGAAGTGAACCAAACATTCAGCGAATCTCCTTAGCGCGCACCAACGAACGTGCAGCCCTTGTCATCGGTCATGAAGCTGATAACGCCCACCAACTCACCGGACTCCGAGAACAAACCACTTCCCGAATCGCCGTGGCAGATCGTGGCGTCAAGCAGGAAGCCATCGGGGAAGATCGCCACAACGACGCCCTCCCTCAGCACGAACGGAGCGCCCTGCGGCTGGCCCCACCACCGCACGTGGTCGCCCTGCTGCGGCGTACCCAGCGTGGCCCACGTATCGAACCGAATGCCAGACACCACCACCCGCAGCCGATCCACGCCGGTTGCCCAGCTCCGCACCACCTTGGCAGGCGTGCCGTTGATCGTTGCCAGCGGGAAGGCCATGCAATGGGCCGCCGTCTCGATAGTGTCCGGGCCTACTGCTGTGGCACCGCAAATCGTCCTGTCAGTCTCCAGCCGTAGCGCGAAGGCTCGCGGGTCTACGGACGGGTGCGCCTCTACGCAACCCCCGGCCAGCAAGGCAAGAAGGATTGCGATCAGGCGCATGTGCTTACTCGTCGTCAGCCAAGAGGTAGAAAATCACCAGGATGAGAAGTAGGCCGCCCATGACTCAGTCCGACCCCCCAACCTTGATATCTTCCAGCGGAGGCAGCTCGTGCCCCGCCTCACGCAATGCACGCTCTAGCCTGCTCACGTAGCTACGCAGGCGGACAATCTCGGTATGCAGCGCGGAAATCTCGACCCGCAGCGTCTTGTAGAGCTCAGTCTCGGCGCCCGACATAGCGTCGCCAGCGTCACGCTTGCCCCTGCCGATGAAGTAGCCGCCGACACCTTGAACGATGCCCGCCAACCCTAAGCCGATAACTGACCAGTCCATTGCCATTAGCCATGCCCTTCAAATAGGGCGCGCTCATCGGCCCGTCGCTTAACCAATCCCGGCAGCACCCTTCCGCCGCCGCGATTCCAGCGGGCAAATTGGGCTGCCGCCCCCTTGTAGTCACCAGAGTTCAGCAGCCACAGCAACGTGGACTTGCGGAACGCTTCAATGCCGATGTTGTCGGCCAATAGCGCCAGGGCCGCCATCTGATGCGGCTCTAGGTGGACTAGCACCAGCGCATCAATCCGCGCGCCCAGCTTGACGAAGCGGTCGCGCAGGTTCGTTTCTGACTGTTCCTCGGTCCATGTGGTTCCGGGGCCGATACCGGGGCCAGTCGCCCCATAGCCCACGGTCCACACGCCAGCAGGACACAGGTATGCGACTAGGCGAAGCTGCTCATACCGCCTTGATCGCGGTAGGGCGAGCTGTAGCCAGTCCATGTGATCCCCTTGGATAAATCGCTTGCGGCCCGGATTGTCCTAAACCGGACGCACTAGGGCGGAGACTGCGCAGTCGTAGCTTTTCAGCCGCCGCAAGCAAAACTGGCGCTCAGGGCTGGAATCGAACCAGCGACACGCGACTTAACAGGCCGCTGCTCTAACCTTCTGAGCTACCTAAGCAAATATCAGTGCGTTCCTTGGGCGGGGTCATGCGCCATCCCCAGCGCAATCTCCGCCATGCCCTGCGCGAAGGCCCTTAGTCCGCTCGGGATGTTCAGCAACGCGCTGAACTGACCCTCCCGCGTCTCGTACACCACGGCCACGGAGAACACCTCCGGGTCGCCGTCTGACTCAGCGAGACTTAGCAGGGCGTCGCTTAGGCGCACGCTTGGGCTCCACGGCCATCGTCTCGACCGGAGCCGATGTGTAGGTATCCACGGATGCCGCCGCATGGACGGCTTCCTCTGCGCTCGCCTCAAAGTGACGCATGGCGCATATCGCAGCCTGCATCCCTGAGCCAATGGCAGCCGGGCCCAATTCCTCGACCCACGTCCAGTGTTTGTCCGTGACCGAATACGCCCGACCGTCCGGATTGGCGATTAGGAGCGAGCTATTCGGAATCTTCGGCGGCTTGCCTTTCGCGCCCTTCGCCAGCCAGTTAAAGGCCCGGTTGATTTCGTCAGCAGTCCCGCAGCCGCCCATCACGCCACCATTGGGCAGGCGGAACAGTTTGTGGCAGCGGGTCTTGTTGCCCGCCCACGTCGCCTGAGTGTCAGCGGCCATCACACCCTGAAAGAATGCGATGGTGGTCAATGGTCGGCTCCGGTTGAATGTTCGCCCCGCACGCTTTGGGCGGTCGCTCAGTAGGCCGGGGCTGCTCGTCAGCGAGCGCCGTAAGTGGTTCTGAGGCGGGGCGGGATGCAATGCACCCCAAGATTTCAGTGTGACAGGTGCGGCCCCTTGCCCATATCAGGTAAGGACTCCGGCGAACGCTTTGCCAGTGCGCGCTTCCCAACGATGGCGGAATCCGGGGTCATAGCGCCCAACCAGAACCATCTCCAGATCACGCTTGAACTCGTCAATCAGGTGTTTCGCCTCGCGCTCCACGTAGTCACGGACGCGACTGTATGCCTGCGAGCCGCAGCGATACTTGGCACACCGCTTGTTGATGCCGGGGATGGCTTCGCGGAAGGCGTCGCCCATGTAGCCAACGTCACCCCACATCGCCAGAGCCGCGCCATCCTGGCCCGCCTGACGCCACCAGCGAGACTCCCGATCAATCAGCACACGAGGACGCCCACGCGGGCCGCCCGTCGTGCAGGCCGTCTCTGCGGCCGTCCCGTGACACCACGCGACCAGTGCCGAGATGGCCTCATCGCCCGCCAAGTCGCCAGCGCGGCTAAACAGGTACAGGTGCTTGGCTATCGGGTCGGACGAAACAAGGTCAGCGGACCCGACCGCGTAGGCGAACTCCTCGTCTGTCTGCCCCCACCACCACGCGCCAGCTCGGGCATCGAAGTCGGGGCCGTCGTCAGCCTTGCCGCGATAGACCGCGCGGAGGTCGGCGATGATCTTCTCGACCTCATTGCCCATTGCGCTTCCCCTTGGCTACCTTGGGCTTGGGCTGGACCTCTATGGCCCTCACTGCCCCCGGCGCAATGAATGTCCGGCCGTCAATCTCAAAGCCGATTACGGTAGTGACGGCGATCCCAGGATGCGTGGCGTGGGCCTGCTCGCATGAGTGGAAGTATTCCTCCACCGTGGAGCGGATGATCCCTGACTTACCGGCGCGCGCCCGGACCCACGCGGCGCGATAAAAGTTGCGCCACTCGGCCGGGTTGGGCACATAGCGCACCTCCGGCTCCAACTTCCCGCACAGCGCCAGCCATGCTTGCTTGAGGCGGTTCATTCGTCGTCTCCGAAGATCAGCAGCCAAGCGCCAACGACGGCCAGCACCCAACTAAACGCCGCGTTCGTCAAAATGCCAGCCGCCAGCAAAACCGCCCCAGCAATCGTATTCATTTACCCACCCCCAGCTTGCTGCGCCCATGCGTCGATGTTGTGGCAGGTCATGCGGCTGACCTCATGCGCTGCACGCCTTCCTGCAACTTCCCGGCGACTTGGTACAGCCAGGTGAAGCAGGTTCGGCATTGGAACTGCGGGTAAGCCTTGTCTCGGGTGACGTACTCACCGCGACTCTGCACCCGCTCCCCGCCGCACTTGGGGCAGCACTGGCGGCCCTCAAACACGCCAACGTTCGGATGGTTCTTGATGTATGGCAGCAGGAAGTCGTAAAGCTCCTCAGTGAGCTTTACGTCGCCGATGTTGTACTTGCGCATCTTCCGGCGAGCCTTCGGGCAGTTGTCCGCGAAGTCCCTCCACAGCTCAAAGCCGCCTGTGGGAACCTTCCCGCCGAGGCCGAAGAACCGGGCCACGTATTCAAGCTTGTAGCTGGGGAGGTAGAACTCGGAGCGAACCGTTTTCAGCAGGTCGATATGCTTGATCGGCTTGATCGGCTGCATCCGCAGCTTGGCGAACTGCCCCTTGAACCACCGAACGTCGAACCGCTGGCTGTTGTAGCCGATGACCGCATCCGACTCTGCAAGCAACTCGTGCGCCTGCCGGAGCATTGCCTTTTCGCCGTCGTGAATGTCGGCGTGGTAGACCGTCCGCTGGCCGTGGAACTTGGCCGCGAAGGATGCGATCACGCCCGCCTTCTTTAGCTGACTCAGGCCGATATTCTGGTCACGCAGGCCCCATACGTAGCCTTCGTGCGGCAAGGTCTCGATATCGACCGTCAGGAGGCGCATCAGTCGCGCCCCGTGCCGAATGCTTCGCCAGCTTTCAGGCCGAGGTCGTCATCGTCGGCGGGGTCCATGTAGCCACCAACCGCCGAGCCCAGCATCCAGATGCCATTCGGCAGACCGTCCAGATAGCTGTCGGTCTGCTCCGCCTTCAGATGCTCATGCAGATAGCCCTGCACGTTGAACAGGAGGGCGCACAGGGCTTCTTCCAAACCTTCCTGCGTCTCGATCCCGCGATGCTCCTTCCACCAGTCGAAGAAGTGACGGAACCCGGACTTCATGTAGGCAACCTGCGGGATGCCCTTCTGCCAGTTGTCGCTATCACGCAGCACGCCGTCCGCCTGCTGGCGATGCTTGTGCATGTACTCGGCGAACCGTTCCAGCACCAGCGGACTGAGGAAGCCCTCAAAGTCCAGCTTGGATTCGTCAAGATTCCGCGTGGCGCCGGAATCGAATTGCCTCATCAGTGCCATTGCCGGGTTCCTATTGGTCTGCCCGGCTTCAGATAGTCCGCTGATTTTGTCTAGGCTACTTGCCTACGCTTAGACTGCGCGCGTTGATTCATGTTGTAGACCGTGGCCTTGCTCACGTCGAACCTTTCGGCCACTACGCGCCACCCCAGCGGCAGCAGTGTCGCGGCCTCCTGGTCACGGATTGCCCGCTCCTGTTTCGCGCGCAACCGGCCTACCAAGATGCCCAAATCAATCTCAAACTCCACGTCCCCATCTACTGCGGCAACCAGCGCCGCCATTTCCGCATCGCCCTTCGCCATGATGGTTTCCCCTTAGGTTTCCAGTAACACGCCGATTGCTTCGTCTGTTGCGGCCTTGCGCACGATGTAGGTCGGCGCGATCCAGTGAACGTCCGTAATGGTGCAGATGAGCGGCATAGGCGCCAGCACTACCTCCGGCAACTCGCCCGGCCACGGGCCGCCCGCTACCTGCACGAGTGAGAATGCAGGCGTATCCTTCGGACGCTTGCCGTCTGCCGTGAACATGGCGATGCAGACCGATGCCGCGCGCTGGACAATGAAAGCGGGCGAATCCACGGCTGACTTGGTTGGTGCAATGATCGTCTGCTGCATAACTCCCCCTTAGCTCAGATCCACAACCCGACATTCCCAGCGGCCGTTCGCCATCTTTCCCCAGCCGTGGACGTGTATTTGCCAGCCAGCGGCACGCACGGCCGCGACGTTCTCGTGTTCGGTGATCTTGTTCACGCGGCTGGAAACGTTCGTGCGGCTGGTGGACTGCACGCCTAACGTTTCGTCGCCACGGATTGCCAGCACGTCGATAAACCCGAACAGGTCCGACCGCTGGTTAACTTGCGGAATGAACTTCTCAACAACCCATGCAAGCCAGCCTTCCTTTCGGAGCTTGGCGAGCGTCCTGGCGGTCGGGCTCATTGCCATCCGGCCTTCCCCATTGCCTTGAAGGCGGCGGCCATCTTCTTTGCGTACCGCTTGCACGCACCCTTGGCGGCGGCCTGCGTCCGATAGGTGCCAATCCCCACCCGGCTATCTGCTCCGGTCGGCAACCACCCAGCCCAGAATCCGGATGCGGATTCCGCAACGACGAACCAACCTGCAAGCGTTTCAGCCTCAAGCCATCCGGGCGAACCTCCGTATTCCCAGCGCATTACTCACCATCCTTGAGCATGGCTCGGCCTGCGTCGGTTACGGTGTAGCGAGGATCGGAGCAGAGCGCGGCGCCTGACTTTTGCTCGGCAACAGTGCATTCACATTCCGGCCAGTAGCACTCCTTGCGGTCGGATGCGCGGCGGTTCCATGCGTCGATTGCCTCCGGGTACCCGATGTCGTCGTACTGGCCGTGAGTGCGCTTGATGGTGGCGCGGCAATCAACACAACGCACTGCCGCCTCCACCACGTAGTTAGACGCCACCGCCTTACCCCCGCAAAACGGACAATCCTTAAGCTCGTTCATGCCGCCTCCCGATTGTTGAACCCGATAGCGCGGAACGGCTTGGACACCGCGAACGCATCCAACCGCTCCACCGTGCCGCCCTGTGCCAGCCATTCCTCCACCGACTGCGGCGGGGCGATCTGCTGCTTTACCGGCGCAGTGGACGTGAACCGATAGTTCGACTCAGCCACCGCGCGGACCTTCGCCACCGTCTTTGCGACCTTCTTGGCCTTGATGACCTTGGCGGCGGCGGCTTTCAGTGCGGCTTGCTGCTTCTCGGCATCCCGCTTGGCGGCCCGCCTCGCCTTGCGCTCCAACAGGTCCGCAGCCTCCTTGTTTCGCTTCGCCCAAATGCGCGCCAGCCATTCAGCACGCGACACGCTCCCAGCCTTGCGACGGCGGCGAATCTGGCGGGCCTTCTCAGACTCGCGCTTCGCATCCGGCGTCATCGGCACAGCAGGCTCTTTGCCCGTCACGTAGTAGCGCATCGTCCGAACCTCGCCCACGGACGCGATGAACTCCGCCCGCTTCAGGTCGTTGATGCCGGAACTCGACTGGTTCTTGGTCAGCCCCAGCGCCGCGCGAATCTGCGTGCGGGTGATACCACTCTCCGGGGTGGTCGCGCCGTTCTGCCGCAGGTATTCGCGGATTCGTTCTGCTCTGCTCATTTACTTAATCTCCAGAAAGTCGTTTTCGTGCCAAAAACGAAGGGTGCGAACCGTTGACCGGAAGGCGTAGAACAGCCATTCCTCCGACCCACGCTGAATGCCGTGCGCGGTGCCGTTTGAATCCATGACGGTGTGACAGGGGCCGCAAGCCAGCCCGGCGCAGAGGTCATCTGGCTTCTGTGCGCCGCCTGCGTTGCCAGAGAACCGCCAGTGAGCCAGGACACAGCCAGCCGTCTTGGCATCGGTCGGGTCAGGACAGACGCCCGCCACTTGAACCGTGCAGTAGGCGTTGTGGTGGCCTGCGGACTGGCGGAGCTTCTTGGAGACGATCACGGCTTCGGCTCCCACACGATGCGGACGTGAGCGGCGCGGGCCGCCTTCACCATGTCAGCCGTTCCGGTGCCGCCAGGGAAGGCCACAACGGCATCCGGGGCCAGTAGCAGCATCGCCCGGTTACGCTTCGGCCCTGCGCCGCGATCCAGCACGCCGTTAGGCCGCCAGATGGCGTCAACCTGCGCGTGGTGAATGTTTCGCGTTATGGCCCACGCCCTCGCTATGGTGTCTGCACCAAGGGCCCCGCCCTGAATCACGATAGAAACAGGCTTGCGCTCGTGCACCTTGTCCAGAGTCGCAAACACAAACTCCGTGTCCTTGAAGTCCCGACCGCCGCAGACAAGTAGCTTCATACGGCCTCCACCCAGCACGAGGCCATCTGCTGCACTTGCTCAGCCGTGCAAGTCGGCCAGTAGGTCTTAGCGACGTATCGGCACATGGCCGCAATGACACCCTTGAACTCCGCGTCGTCCATGCTTTCGTAAGACAGACTGCGGGCCTGCCGATACTCGACGGGACCAGCGCCAGGGAAGCGCAGCGCGATGTGTTCGCAGGCAATGTCGCCCTCGATCTGCAACCGCTTCAGGACGGCGTGCCAGCCCATGCCCTCAAAGGCGTCCAGGTTCTCGGCGAGCATCCCGCCAAGCTGGTGGGCGAGACGGTGGAAGCCGGGATTGCGCGGCTTGGTGAACTCTGCAAACACGAGGTCGCCGATACGGTGCCCATCGCGCAGTACAGCGGCCGTGCTGGCATCGGCCGGGGCGTAACCGCCACGGATGACGCGCAGAGCGTGGCGGGGCTTCTTGGCGGCCTTAGCCATTGTCAGCCTCACACGCCGCCTTGCACTTGTCCGCGCTGTCCGCCACCAGCAGCGAGGTCGCTGGCCGCTTGATCGCTTGGTAGACCGGCTTACCGTTGACGATGTATTTCGTGACCATGTATCCCCCGTTATCGCTTTGCAGCGTCCACTTGCCCGACTGCTGCCAGTTCAAAAGTCGCGCTCTCGTGCCAAGTCGCCGAAGCGCATGGTTTCGGCCAGCCAAGCAAGCTGGAATTGCCCACAGGGGCCGTGGCGGTTCTTCTCAACATTCAGCTCCGCGACGCCCTTGTGCGGGCTGTCCTCGCGGTAAACCTCGTCGCGGTACAACATCGCGATCACATCCGCCTCGCGCACGAGGTCATCGCTGTTCGCCAAGTCCGACATACCGGGGCGCTTGTCCTCGCGGCTGTCCACGCCCTTGACCACCTGAGCCAGCGCGATAACCGGCACGTCCAGGTCGCGGGCAATCTCTTTCAAGCCGCGCGCCACTTCGGCAACCTCGTCAACGCGGTTGGAAGCCTTCGGCACCCGGATGCGCTGGGCGTAGTCGATATAGGCCGCCTTCATGCCGAACTCGTACTTCCACTGGCGCAACTTGCGGCGCACCTCGTCCAGCGTTGGGGCGCTGCGGTCGTGGATGTGGAAGTTCTGCTTCTTGATTTCCACAATGGCGTGATTCAGGCGCGGCCATTCCTCGTCCTCCAGGTCGCCGCTGCGCATCTTCTCCGCAGCCACACCGGAGGTACGGGCCATCACGCGCTGCCCGACCTGCATGGCCGATTGCTCGCCCGAAATCATCCCGACGCAATGCCCCTGCTCGGCCGCGTACTCGGCGAGGTTGATTAGCAGGGCCGTCTTGCCCATCGCGGGGCGGGCGCCAATCACGATCAGGTCGCCGCCGTGGAAGCCGCCAAGGCGCTTGTCCATGCGAGAGAACCCGGTGGGGATGCCGCGGAGCTGGCCGCCCGCTTGCCATGCCGCCTGCATATCCGCGAAGGCATCCGTGACCGCTTGGGTCAGCGTGTAGTCGTGGCGGGCTTCCTGCTTCGCCAGCGCCATCAACGCACCAATGGCGGTGTCGATGATTTCGGACGACTCGCGGCGGTTGGGGTTGTAGCTATCGTTCAGCAGCGTGGAAGCCGCCTCGATGGCAGACCGAAGTACGGTCTTGTCGCGGACGATGGCTGCGTAGGCCCCAATATTCGCCGCGCTCGGGGTCGTCGTGGCAAGGTCGATCAGGTACGCGCCGTTCTGCACCAACTCGCCCAACCCCTTGGACTCAAACCACTCGGCCAGCGTCACGGCGTCGAAAGGCTGTCCCTTGCGGTCAAGCTCGCAGATGGCGCGGTAGATGGTTTGGTGGTCGCGGCGGTAGAAATCGGCCTCGGCCAGATTGAGCTTAGCCAACGCCTGCGGGGCCAGCATCAGGCCGCCAAGGACGGCTTGCTCGGCTTCCGCGCTCGACGGCGGGACGCGCACGGATTCCAAGCGGGTCATAGCTGCTGCCTCGTCTTGGCCGGACGGGGCACGCTCGGCGAATTGAATTGGCCCGCTGCCTTCGGCTCGTACACGTCCTGCCAGCCGGAGCGGATCGCGGTGTCCATCAGGGCCAGCACGTCATGGCCCTTCGCCTGCATCGCGGCGAGATGGGTCAGCATCCGCGCCCGAGCCTTGTCGGTCATCGGCTTGCGGAGTGCCTTGCGGTGTTCGATGAAGTCGGCCCAGCGGTTGGCAGGCAGCCAATCGGGCAAAACCTCCAACTCTTCTTCTTTCTTATGGCTATTGGCTAGTGGCTTATGGCTAGCATTGCGTTCGGTATGCGGTTTTGATGCGTTCGCATTGCGGTCGCTTTGCGTTTCTCCCCACCTTGCTTTTGCAGATTCCTTAGCTTTCAAGGACTTACCCTGAGACTCGGCAATAACGCTCTCTGCCTTCTCGTTCCGCCAGCCTTCCGGCGTCTCCACGAAAAACTCTTTCAGCACGGAACGCACTGCGACACGCTCTGCATCCGCATATGCGTTTGCTATGCGTTCGCATCGGTCATCGGGGATCGCCTTTTCGGTGGCGTAGTAGTAGTCCAGCAGCAGGCAGAAAGCGCCGTGTTCCATCAATGAAAGGTGCCGTGTGTCCTTGGCGTAATCGCCCAGGTGCCGCTTGTAGTAATTCATTACGTCCTTCCCCTACCTGCTTACTTCCCGAACAACTGTCCTGCCCCAAAATCCCGCGCCTTCTGCTCTGCGATCCGTCGTCTTGCTTCTTCTTCCGTGAGCTGCTCCGGCTCAGCCCTCACCACTTCCAACTTCCTTTCCCGTAACTCCCGACTCTTGGGAATCGCTGCGGGCCATCGGGCCCATTCCGCTCCGTGGTAGGTCATGGGCGCCCCTCCAGTGATGCCGCGATGACTTCCAGTGCCACGCTCGTCGCAATGGCCTCTGCACGGTCGGCGGGAAGTTCAGGCGCGACGTACAGGCCACGGTCGCGGGCGGCCCACATGCGCGTTTCTAGGGCGTCCAGGCGCATGACCTGATCGCCTAGCACCATTTGGGCGCAGATGATTCCGGGGTCGTGGTCTTTCATGCCGCCACCGCCAGCATCCGGGCCAGCACGGCGCGGTTGCGCTCGTTGGCGGTTTCCTTGCCAGCGATGCGCTCCTCGATCCGGCGGCGCTGGATGAGTTGCTGGAGGAGGTTGCAGCCGGTTGCCTTCACAAAGAGGTCAACGCGCTCCTCCGGCATCTTCTTGGTGCCGTGTGCGATCTCGCTCAGGTAGCTGGCGGACTTCCATCCGCAGCGAATGGCAACCCCCTGATGGGTGAGGCCGAAGCGCGCCTTTGCGAAATTCAGCGAATGCGTAACCGCGTCCGCCTCATCTCTGCACAGCGTCACCACTTCATCGGGCATATCGCACGGAGCGCGCCACAGATCACCCGTCGGCCCAAAACCCTGAAAAGTGTCTTGTTTCATGCGGTTTCTCCAGACTTCGCAACAGTTCGCTACGGTTCGCAAGTCACTTCGGGCAAAAAAAGTGACAGCCCGA